AAACTAGGTACTATCACAAATCAAAACGGCGCAAAACTTAAGCAGCGATATTTCAAAAACATGCCAGCTCTTGGTGAGCTAACTAAACGAGTCACACAAAAAGCAGAAAAGGAAGGATTTGTAAAAGCTTTAGATGGTAGAAAGATACAGATACGTTCTTCGCATAGTTCTTTGAATTTTCTTCTGCAATCAGCAGGAGCACTAATTTCAAAGGTTTGGTACATCAAGTGCTATGAGTTGTTAACAAACGCTGGTTTGGTTTACGACAAAGATTGGTACTTTTTAGCTCACGTCCACGATGAAATTCAATTTTCAGTCCTTGATGAACATGCAGAACGAGTCGGATCATTGGCAGTTGAAGCTGCTGCCTTGGCAGGAGAGGCTCTTGGATTACGAATTAAAGTCGATGCCGAATACAAAATCGGAAACAACTGGGCTGAATGCCACTAAGGTTTGTACGGTTTGTGAGCAAGAAAAACCAGTTACAGCGTTTTCTAAAGACAAACAAAAACCAGATGGTTATTATCCGCACTGCAAGGTGTGTAACAACCTGAACACTAAAAACCGTAGAAGACTACGTGAACAAAACCCGCTTCCAGAAGACAGTCGCTGTGAATGTTGCAGAAAGGTAAAGAAGCTAGTTTTGGATCATTGCCATAAAACGCAATCGTTTCGAGGCTGGCTTTGTAACGACTGCAACACAGCTTTAGGTAAGCTTGGGGACAATACAACAGGCGTCCTAAAGGCACTGGACTATTTGGAAAGGAAAAATATGCTATGGGAACACCAACAAGGAGGTGACGATGACTTGGCTGCTGCTTGATGCCGACATGCTTCTGTATCAAACAGTTGCTAGCTGCGAAACTGAGATCGAATGGATGCCTGACATCATCACGACTCACCTACCAGTCAAACAGGCTCAATCCATGTTCAAAACTCTTGTCTCTCAAAAAGAGAAGCAAGCTAAAGCAACACGTACAACTCTTTGTTGGACCTCTGAAATCAACTTTAGAAAAAACGTTGATTCGACTTACAAAGGAAACCGCGTCAACAACCACCGCCGTAAACCTGTTGGTTATGCGGCAACCAAAATGTGGGCAGAAGAGGTGTTTCCTTCAGAAAGCTGGTACAGCCTAGAGGGTGATGACGTTCTTGGTATTCTCGCCACTCGTAATGAAGACAAAACTGTGATTTGGTCTGGAGACAAAGATCTACAACAAATCCCAGGTCGTCATCTTGATAACGATGGCAACATTTACAACATTTCTCAACTTCAAGCCGATGTCTATTTTTATCGTCAGATTCTTACCGGTGATACCACTGACGGCTATCCTGGTTGCCCTGGGGTTGGCCCAAAAACAGCCGAAAAGATTATTTCAGAAAGCGACTTTTCAGAAGCCTCCGCATGGAGAACTGTAGTTGAACAGTACAAAAAGAAAGGGTTAGGAGCAGATTACGCTTTAACTCAAGCTCGTTTAGCTCGCATTCTTCGCAACACTGAGTACACCTTTAATGAACTTCAACTATGGACACCACTTCAGATCCAATCAGACCAAACCACTACGCCTATGACGAAGGAGTCATAGAGTGTATCGATTACATTGAGAGCCATGCGTTTGATTTTCTTGAGGGTAACGTTATCAAATACGTAACTCGGTATCAACACAAAAACGGAACCGAAGATCTCAGAAAAGCAAAGTGGTATCTTGAACGACTAATTAAACGTAACGAAGATTTTGACAACAGAAAAATCTATAAAGCAATTCTTGAAACAAATGAACTTGAACTCTAACGCTGGGATTGTCAAACACTGGATGGAGAAAGCTGAACAGCTTGTTGATCCTGACAGTGAAAACCAACTAAGGTATGTCGAAGAAGAATTTTACGAGCTTCTTCACGCCTGGAAGAACGAAACAAGACCAGAGGTTATTAAAGAAGCTTGCGATCTTCTTTGGGTTACCTATGGCTTGTTGCACACTCTTAATGTCGATCCTGATCAAGCCTTTGACAGGATTGCCGCGTCCAACTACTCCAAATTTCCTTTTACAAAGGTTGAAGGAAAGGTCCAAAAAGGACCAGACTATGAAGCTCCCAACCTGACAGATCTTTGACTCCAATGAACCCTGCTATTGCAATGACGGGCCGCGTTGAAAGCTGGCTCAACAATCCAACTCGCCGCTATCCAATTAGCTGCACAGTATTTGTGGTGGAAGACACCATGGATGAAAACAGCGATGGCTTGGAAGGCTCCTGGCAGTTTGCTAGTAAAGCTTTGCGATATGGTGCAGGCGTTGCTGTTCACCTCTCTAAACTTCGTGCCAAAGGAACCACTAACAGCCACGGAATGGTCGCATCAGGCCCCTGTGGTTTTATGGAGATTTACAGCAAGTTCAACGAAATTCTTCGTCGCGGTGGTACCTACCGTAATGGTGCGATTGTGTGTCATCTTGACGCAGACCATAGTGACATTTTGGAGTTTGTTAATTACGATCGCGCTCGTATTCCTTGGGTCAAGCGTTGTGTCAACGTTGATCCAGACATCATCAACGAGCCCGACAAACTAGCAGCAATCATGAACGCTGCTCGTCGTGGTGATGTGTGGATTGTTAAAAAGCAGTACGACTCAAACGGTGAGCGAATTTACTCCAACGTTTGTCAAGAGATTTTGCTTAAAAGTCGTGATACCTGTTTGCTTACTCACGTCAATCTTGGTATCACTAAAATTGAAGACATCGAGCAAGCGTTTGTTGATGGCATGAAGTTCCTTTGTGAACTTTATGAAAAGACTGGTGTTGATGATTCTGGAATCTATACCCGCAAAGATAATCAAGTTGGGTTGGGTGTTCTTGGTCTTGCAAATCTTCTAGCTATTGAAGGTGTGAGCTACAAAGAGTTTGTTAAAGCTCTTCGTTTGGCAAACAACCGAATGAACTTTTGGATGCTTGACACTAAAGCACACCAAATTGCTGAAGCGCTCTACAAGGGCTTCCAAGCGGCCTCTAAGGTGGCTGATGACTACAACATGTCCAGAGCTTTTACTGTGGCTCCTACAGCGTCTTGTGCGTACCGCTACGAGGATCGTGAAGGGTTTACTACAACCCCCGAAATTTCACCTCCGATTAGCCGAGAGGTAGATCGTGATAGTGCAACTTTGGGCGTTCAAAGTTATACATTTAATCCAAAATGTGAAACTGCTGAAGAAGTTGGTTGGGATACTTTCTTTGAACTTAACTGTGAGTGGCAGCGTTTGATGGATAGCACCAAAAAAGCCCACGCAATTTCTATGAATTGGTGGTCAGATATGACAACAATGGACCGTCAATTTATGTCACGATGGATAAACTCCCCCTTGAAGAGTTTGTATTATTCACTTCAAGTGATGTCTGATACTCAAGACAAATCTGACGCTTACGCTGCATTAAAAGATGTAGATGTTGATGATTACTTGAGCCATCTGATTGAAGGGGCAAATGTTGAACCTCAGTGTGACTGCGCGGAATGATGAATCCTTATCAGAAACTACTTGCTCGAAAGCGTACTTGGACTCCAGTACAGCAAACCAAAGGTAAATTAAAAGAGGGCGCGGAGGAAACAATCTACCGCGCTCTTGCGCTTCGTCAGCTTGAACTCCCTGTTGGTGATTTTATTCACGAGGCTCTTCAAAAAGAGATCCCACAAGCAGCACGAGAGCTTCTCATTTCAAACATTAAAGATGAGGAAAAACATGACACAGCACTCGGATATGCAGCAGCAGCTTTGGGTACAAACCCACAAGCTGAAGAGGAAGCACGACGCCTTAAAGAAGCTTGGATCGCTCATCCAGACCACACCGTACTCAAAGCAATGGTGGCTGAGAGAGCTGTATTCTTCGTTCTCCTCCCGTTCTTTCGCTTCTGTGGAGACAGCGGACTGAGAACCGTTTCAGCAGATATTAGTCGTGATGAACAAGTTCACGTTGCTACCAATAGCCTTGTTTGTCGGGAGCTGGGGCTTACTGTCAGTCCTTCTCTTGATAAACTCCGCAAGGCAACAATTAATTGGGTGATGCAACCTCTTAAAAAATCAGAAGATAAACATCTTGATCGTCAATTTTGGATCGATCAAAGTGACAGCTTGATGTACGCAGGAAAAGCCGAGGGTCTTATTGAAACTCGTCGTTCTCGTATGCCTGCGTTTTTTGAGATGAGCAACTCTGATCTTCCAAGCTACGCTTAATAAAGCAACAGTCTGTCCCTATGGCCTTTCCTACTAGAGAATCTTTAATCGATCAATACGCTCGTAATGTTTTTCTTCCTGAAATTATGCGGGAAGCTGAACGTGAATTGGGTGACGATGGAAAGCGAGCTTACAGTCAGCAAAGGTCTAGGGACTTTGCAATTAACAATTTTAAAAACCTTGTCCTTCGTGGAGAAACAAAAGGAAAAGGTTATCAATCTGGTGGTTCTCTTTTTAAATACGCACAAAATTTTGAAAACTATTATGGCGGATTGATTCAAACTGAACT